CTGGCTTTTCTCTTTCGAGAGTTTTAAATGACTGAATCATCTAATGATGTGATGACAACTGTCACCAACCCGGTGCCTTGGGCACCTGACAACGATGTGTTGTCCCTTGCGTCCTTCCCGGGGACGTCCATCCTCCGTTACGGAGGAAAAGGAACGCATCTGTGCTTGTGCACGGAGCGTCAGAGGCATCGAAGTTTGTTCGATGTCAATTTGTTGTTCACCGCGAACAACCTTCTCGGGACAAGTGATTGTCCCGAAATCAGCGTTTGTCACAACGCTGAAAACATTTGGGAGTGTAAACTCCCTCGGTCCATTACGGGCCTGGAGAATCGGGTAAACTTTGAAAACTTACCCGACGTGAGGACTGCCATGAAAGTCCTCAATCGTGGTACCTTTTGGTACCGTCAACTTGCCAAAGGCAAGTTTGCCTCGTGTCAGTTTACACGAAGAATGGCCCGCCTCCTGGCGGGCATGAATTCCCCTGAGGGGAAGGAGTCGTTTGGCTCCATTAAGGCCTCGAAGGTCTCTTCCGCCGCTGTGCAGCGGCTGCGCAGTCTACTGGCAACGGTAGACGGTCTTCTTATGCAAGTATGCCTTGCATTTCCCGGTTCCAAGGACTTCCAGTCCTGGAACAGAATCGATCAGATCCAGAGGAGTCTGATCATGCAACTCCTTGATGACTATTTCAAGGATCTCGACCCAGAGCGGGTCCTTACCTTCGAGAAGGTAAAGAATCTCCGTAAGGAGATCAAGCGTGTAGGGTTTAACCCTGCACTTAACCTCTCAGAGGTTTATGTTCCTAGGGAACTTAGTGCAATGAAAGTTGCACTTTCGCTTGTCCAAGGACAAACGCCGCTGACCTATCTGCAGGTCATGATCTTGTCTCAGACAAGAGCCTCGGGAGTGCCCCCGAGGGCGGTCTACGACCGCACACTGGCGAAAACAGTCGCCATCCTGAGGACCCCGTCCTCAAAGGAACTATACCAAATAGTTCAGAAGCCCCTCCAGAGGGCTGTTCACCAGTTACATGGTGATTTCCTTGAACGTCTCGGTTCAAGCGAAGAGCGGGAGAACTTCTTCTCCCGCATGGTAGAGTCAGCGAAGATTTCGCTGTCCGATAGTGGTGAATTCTTCACCAACGCCAACGATGGCGGGAAGCTCGAAGCTTCAAGGCGAGTTCTACTCGCAAATCCGGAAATTCCGGAGGTAGACCTGGAAACAGGTCTCTTAACTGGTAAGATACTTACCAAGGACTCGCCAATTGGCGAGCGTCTCTTCCACTGGGCATGTGGAAGGTTCCGTGTACGCTCTGAGGTGTACAAAAATAACAGCATGAGCTGTCGAATTTCCCTAGTCGCTGAGCTGGGAAAATACCGGACGATAACTGTGTCGTCCCTGCAGCATGCAATGCTGCTACATCCCATGTCCCACATGGGATTGAAATACTTGGAGGTCTTTCCCTCCAGTGAGAGCGGCATTGGCGCCGCCAATCACGCTTGGAATTTTTTCAAGCGTCTCTCGCACAAGAACCCCAGTGCGAGTTTTCTGTTCCGCGAGGGGCAGAACGAAACGTCGGTTATGAGTACCGACTGGTCACAGGCAACAGACTACTGTGACCCTTACATTGCTGGTGCAATGTTAAATCTAACAACGCAGTTGTTAGGATTTCCACGGTGGTACCGTGAAACAGCGCTTTTTGCGCTTACTGGTCCTCGACAAGTCGAGACCCTCGATCGAAACGGTGCGCCCGTCGATCATTTCTACACCTCTAGGGGTGTCCTCATGGGTGACCCTGTCACCAAGGTGGTACTCCACCTACATCACCTCGTAGGGAGGCGAATTGCAGGATTGCTCCTGCACGACATCTTCATTGAGAAGATCATGGACGATGAGTCCGATTCCGACTAAGTCGGTCAATGGGCATGTGCCCACGTGGTTAACACCATCTGGTCTTGGATCAGTGAGAGTTCATGGAACTCCTAATCCACCGAAAGGTGAAAGCGCGTCCGCT